TGCAGATGCACCTGTGAATCCTGTATCTAGGTTGTTGTGACCTAACTCACCAACCTGACCACTATCACCTGTATTGGCTGAACCAGAGGTACCAGCACCTGCTTCAGCAGGAGATGAGCTTGTACCATCGATATGATCACTGCTATACTTGTAGCGAAGAGCAAAAGCGAGACCAACCGGACCACTCATTGGCTGTACACCAACGATTTCGTTAGTGATCAACTCAGGGAATGTACGGCGAATCATCGGAATAAGAATCTTCGGTAAACGAGCATCACCTTTAGCGTAGCTATCATCAGTTTGGTAGGCATCACTTTGTGCGCCTGCGTGTAACGTAGAACCAAAGGCTCCACTGTTAGTACCAGCAACGTTACCGTTGTTGGCTTCCTTAATACACCATTCTTCTTGGTTCTCAAGAAGGATGGCGGTGTTCAAACGCGTAGAAGCGTCATCAATTGCAGAAACTTTGTCGGAGGTATAGTCCAGAACTGGACTCCACTTCTCCAACAAGGACTGCGCGCGATTATTATCAATATAATCGGTATTCGGACGAGTTTTAGTTTCGTTCATAATTTTTATCCTTTATTTTGTTTT